GAGTAATGGATCTGGCAAAAGCTCACTCATCGAAGCAGTAGTCTGGGGCCTTTTTGGTAAGACTGTCCGTAAGTCTACTGAGGAGGCTATGATTAATTTTACCAATAAGAAGAACTGTACAGTAGAACTTCTTATTAATGGTAATGTAAAAATCATAAGAACAAGACGGCCAACCTTCTTGGAGTTCTTTGTAGGTGACAAGAACTTCACACAGGAGTCCGTTGCTGCTACACAAGAGAAGATTGAACAATATCTCAATACCAACTACAAGCTCTTCCTTGCTAGCATGGTGTTCGGCCAGAATAACAATTTAGATTTTGTGTCAGCTACTCCCGAAGAGAAGCGCACGATCATCAAGAACTTCTTAAACCTTGATGAGTTATTCGACAAGCGGGAACTAATTAAAACTCGTAAAGCAGAATACTCAACGCAGATAAAAAGTATAGACGCTCTAATCAAAGAGTACACTGCGATAGTGAATAAGGTAGACTCAACGATTAAAGAGATTGAACATGGGGAAGTAAAGTTCCTTTCTGAAAATCGAGTAACCGAAGAGATGCTTACCAAGTATTCCCTAGGAGAAATCCTAGAGGTAGAGAATAACATTAAAACGCAAGAAGAAGCACTCAAGGTTATTTATCAGAACATTCGCCAATGTGAAGATAACATCATTCTTTATGAGAAGCGACTAGACGAAGCCAAGAGTGATAAGCCTGTGCTTTGTAAGCATTGTGGTGTATCATCTAAACGAGAAATATCTAAACAAGATCTAAAGACCTTAAAAGATAAAATAAAAGATTTAGATGATGAACTAGGTAAGAAAAATGCTAATAGAGTATCCTTGGAGAGTACCATTGTCTCCTTAAAAGCTCTGTTGCCTATTAGATCTAATCAATACAAATTAATTTCTGATTGGAAAGAATTACACTCCAAGAAGGATTATTTGTTAAAAGATCGTAAAACAGCGGAGGAGAAATTAACTTCTTTAGCTGGTGAAAGAGTGCAGTCTACCAAGAAGTATGAAGTAATGCGATTCTGGGAAGTTGCATTTTCAGAACAGGGGTTGGTTAAGTACATCATTAGAAACATCATTGATTACTTTAACGATAGCTGCAACCAACACCTAACTCATTTAACAGCAGGCAAGTACAGAATTCAATTTAATGAGGTACTAGAAGAAACAGTATACATTGGTGGCAAGGAAACTAAGTTCTCCTCCCTATCAGGCGGAGAGGTAAAAAAGATAAATATCGCAGTGCTATTAGGGCTTCAAAGTCTTTTGGCATTGACGGATAAGGACTTATCAGATATCATCTTCTTTGATGAAATTGCTGAAAGTTTGGATACGGAGTCTCTCCACGGACTCTATATATTACTACAGAATCTAAAGAAAACTAAGACTTTATTTATAATTACACACAATAATGATCTTAAAAATTTGATAGATGCTCCGACTATAATTACAGTCACCAAGAAGAATGGTGTATCTACAATAGGTAATCAGAAAGTAAAGAAGAAACAAAATGTCAATAGCTAAGTTAACAGGACTAGGTCAAGAAATATTTGAGAAGCGTTATGCATACCCCGGCGAAAAAAATTGGTCCGAGCGTGCGAGAGTTATCGCAAAGACTGCTGCTGGTGCAGAGCGTGATGAGGATAAGGAAAGAGTTGAGCAAAGGTTCTACGAAGCCCTATCATCAGGCGACCTAGTTCCCGGTGGTAGAATCATTTACGGCTCTGGCCGTAACGCTGGTCGCCAAAACCTACTCAACTGCTATGTGATCAACCCACAAGACTCGGTTGAATCCATCGGCAAAACCATTCAGGATATGTACAAGATCTCTTGTGCAGGTGGTGGTATCGGGTTCAATTTCTCTGATATTCGCCCCAAGGGTGACCACATTCAGCAGCAGAAGAACTCTGCCCCCGGTTCAGTCTCTGTTATGCGTATGCTAAACGAGATAGGTAACCATGTTCGTGCAGGCAAGAATCGTCGCACAGCATTGATTGCTATCTTGAATGTTACACACCCTGACCTACTAGAGTTCCTCCATGTTAAGCTAGACATGAAGGAGTTGAATAACTTTAACATCTCGGTAGGTATTACTGATCGTTTCATTGAAGCGTGCAAGAATAATGAAGATTGGTACTTTACCTTTGCAAACCGTAAGTATCAGATCTATACAGTCAATCGTGTAAATGAAGCGCACCCAACTCCAGCTACAATTGAGGTAGTTGCTAACTCAGCAGAGGATGCTATTTCTCGTGCTAAGGAACAGTACAAGATTCACTTCACGGACGACTTTACATCTGCTGAAATTAAGCCATTGAAGGCTCGTGAGCTTTGGGATATGATTTGGGAGAACTCAGTTAAGTCTGGAGATCCCGGCATATTCAATCTAGATCTAGCTAATCGTCATACGAATGTATCTTACTTTGAGGAGATGCGTTCAACCAACCCATGCGGTGAAATTCCACTACCTAACTATGGAAACTGCTGCCTAGGTAACATTAACTTAGCTAACATGGTTACTGACGGTGAGTTTGACTGGAAGAAGTTTGCTCACACAGTCCGCACTGGCATTCAGTTCCTAGACAATATTCTAGAAGTAAATTACTTCCCAACTCCTGAGTGCAGAGAAGTAGGTCATCGTTCACGCCGTATCGGTCTTGGTGTTCTTGGTTATCATTACATGCTAATCAAACTCGGAATCCGTTATGGTAGTGAGAAGTGTATCGAACTAACTGAGCGTATTGCGATGGCTATGCGGGACATTGCATATATAAAGTCTGCTTATCTTGCAAGAGATAAGGGTGCTTTCCCTGCATTTGATAGAAAGAAATATCTAGATGAAGGATTTGCAAGAACTTTACCTGCCCGTATCCGACTTCTTGTTAAGGAGCATGGCATTCGTAACGCTGTTATGCTTACTATTCCCCCTACTGGCACTATCTCTATGCTATGGGGTGTGTCAAGTGGCATCGAGCCTATGTTTGCTCCTATTTACATTCGTAGATACCGGGATGCAAATGTGTGGAAGGAAGTTATCGTGGTTGATCCTCTACTCCGTGAATACTTTGATTCAGGCAAGTCAATCGAAGGATTCGTAGGGGCATACGACATAACTCCTGAACAACACCTAGCTGTACAGGCTGCTTGGCAGAAGTATATTGATTCTTCAATCAGCAAGACAATTAACTTGCCAAAGCATGCAGAAGCTGCCGAACTTAGCACCGTAGCTTTGGATTATGTTGAGTATCTAAAAGGACTTACCATTTATCGTGCAGGATCAAAAGGCAATGAGCCTTTGGAAGCCGTACCCATGACACCAGAAAACATCGCTAAGTATGTTGGTGATCGTTCAGTAGAGACAGGCATGGCTGATGGTGGTGCTTGCTCTCTGAATGGTGGGGACTGCGGAGCTTGATATGCCGACATACGAGTTTAGCTGTCACAAGTGTGAACTAATTTTCGAGCACATATATCAATCCGTACCAAAGAATATTCCTAAAAAGAAAAAGTGTCCTGAATGTGGAAAACTTGCAGAGAAGATGATTTCGGCTGGAGTTTTCCACATGAAGGGAATGCCTTACAGGTTAGGAAAAACTGAGGTCACTGCCTTCTATAATGAGGCCATACGGGATAGCAAGGAGCGACTCAATGTTGATAACACACCTAGCCCGTACAGAAGATATGTTCCTACACAAAACGCTGTAAAAAGTGGTATGATGCGTGTAATGTCAGAATCTGAGATTAGCAGGAAACAATCCCTTACCCATAAGGTAGGGGAGAACATCAATAACATCAAAGACAAACTGGTTAAGAAAAAGAAAAATGTATAATTTCGCAGAATCAATCCAACGAGGCATTTTGTATCTAGTGAAGTCTAACCGAGACTTCTACCTAGAGATTGTGAACCTCGTAAAGCCTGAGTACTTCGAAGCCAAGATCCATTCTCAGATTTATACCATCGTAACTGAATATTACGAGAAGTATAAGGAAATTCCAACTGATGATTTGATCATTGAAGAGGCCAAGAAGTTTAAGCGGCAGGGGCAGGATCTATCTGATTACGCTGATGAACTAGAGTTTATCAACAAGTTGGATGTCCAGTCGATTGGTCACCAGCAATATTATCTTGATATCATTGAAAACTTCGCCAAACGGGAAGCAATGAAGGGTGCGATTGTAGATTCGTTAACCCTGATTAAGGAAGATAAGTTTGGTGAGGTAGAAGATCGTGTTCGTCAGGCATTGATGATTTCTCGATCTGTTGATAACGGTCAGGTTTATTTTGATGATTTACAGGACCGTTGGGATCGCACATATAATGTTGCAAAGAGAGACTCATTCAAGACTATTTTGCGCTCCCTGAATCGTAACATGGAGGGTGGATCTATGCGAAAGGAGCTATGTATGGTTGTGGCTCCTGCTGGTGTAGGTAAGTCCTTATACCTTGTGAATCAAGGAGTTACCTCTTTGATGGAGAACCGCAAGGTTTTGTATGTATCTCTAGAAATGAGTGAGGATCGTCTTGCACAGCGGTTCGACTCTGTAATGACTTTGTTGCCTCAGTCCCGTCTAAAGGACTATACAGGCGAAGTTAAGGAACGCTTGGATATCTTCTGCAAGGAATTCCCTGATGGTAAGTTGGTAATCAAGGAATTCCCAACGGGTCGTGCTAATGTTAATAACATTAGAGCACTTCTTAATCAGCTAAAGAACTATGAAAACTTTACCCCTGATGTTCTCATTGTTGATTATCTTGAGTTACTACGCCCTATTGCTGAAGGTATGCCTGAATACCAAGCACAGGAAAGGATCGCGCAAGAGCTTCGTGGACTTGCTGTAGAGCATAATATCCTAGTCTGGACGGCCACACAAACAAACCGTGCTGGTCGCAGGGCAGAGATTATTACAGATGCCGAAATGGCAGACAGCTACGGTAAGGTTCGTCCTTGTGATTTCGTGGTTAGTTTAAACCAGAACGAGGAAGAGTACGAAGATGGCAGAATAAGGGTTTATGTCATTAAGTCTCGTAACGCTCGTAAGGGATTTATCGTACCTTTAGATGTGGACTATAATACTCTTAGAATGACGGAAGGAGTCATGGAACAAAATGAAGCGGAAGCCTGATCATCTTATGAACCAAATAATTGACGCTAAAATTACCCATGTGGATGCTGGGTGGGCTAAGTTTCAATTAAAATTTACTAATGACATCCCATGTTCTCCTGACGAATGTGCTGGGTTTACAAACTTAAACTCATACATAATCTATGTCGATGATAGATTGCCTAGTGAATACTTTAGAGAAGTCCTGCTCCACGAGATGACACATTTGATGATGGAAATCTCTGGATACACAGATCCTGATGAGGACAAAGAATTTAATCCAACCAACGAACAGCTAACAACTAATTTAAGCAGGAGTCTCCTATTATTGATGAGGCTCAATCCCAAACTGTTTAAAATACTAGTGGACACACAATGAAGTCTGAAATTATAAAGAACATCGCAGACAAGCTCGACATGGAACTCTATATCAGCCTATGCGATAATCTAACTTTGATAGACAAACATCAAGTTGATCATGAACTGGAGCGTCAATCTTCTATTTATGCGTACTATGCTGGAGCCATGGTACTTGTAAAACAGAAGATGGATTCCGTAGAAGTACAAATAGAACAAAAGTCTGCACAAGTACGCCTTGCTGCTGTAGATGGTGCAGATAAAAAGATCACGGATAAAAACCTAGAGGCAATCGTTTCAGCAGACCCTGAGATTTTTGTACTCAAACAGGACTATAACAACCTCACAACACGCTACTCCCTCTTGAAGTCGCTAGTGACTGCTCTCGACCACAAGAAGGATATGCTAATTCAACTGTCTAGTAACCAAAGAGCAGAAACCAAGCTATACGCTAAGTAACGGAGAAAACTAACATGGGAAAAGTAGATCTAGATGCGCTTCGTAAGAAGCATGAAGCCCTTCAGTCAGGTAAGACGGGCGGTGGCGGTCAGGACTTCCTCAAGAACTTTGTTCAGCTAGAGGAAGGTACAACAACTCTTCGCATTCTTCCCCCTAAGGGCGAGAACGATCCTTTGTTCTATGCGGAGACTAAGATTCACCGCATCGGAGAGGGTGAGAATGTAAAGAACTTCCATTGCCGTAAGGTACACAATGAAAAGTGTCCTCTCTGTGATGCCTACTATAAGTTGTGGGATTACAGCAAGAAGACTGGCAAGGATGGCAAGGATCAGTATGCGACTCTCGCTCGCTTGATCAAGCCTCGTGAACGCTACTACTTGAATGTAGCTGTCCGTCCTGCTAACGAGGTCAAGATTCTTTCAATCGGTCAGATCGTCTTTAAGAAGATCTTGAATACGATGATGGATCCTGACTACGGTGATATCACCGACTTGAAGACTGGATACGATTTCAAGATCGTAAAGGAAATGGACGGCGGGTTCCCGAAGTACGACCAATCTAGCCCTCGTCCCAAGTCATCTCCAGCAGGAACAGGTCAGGAGATCGCTGCCTTCATGGAATCACTCCATGATATTCACGCACTAGTCAAGTTGGAAGACTTTGAAGAAATGCGTAAGAGCGCAGACATCCTGCTTGCTGAGATTGGTATTGCTTCACTCTCACCCAGAGTTGTGTCTTCTCCAGCAGAAGGTAACGATGACGGTGATTATTTATCAAAACTAAAAGGATGATTATGATTAAAAACTTTATACTAGGTGTGGTACTTTCGCTAGGTTTAGCTTCCTGTCCCGGATTTACATTCGGAGGGGGCAACACCGAGGATCCTGTAGCACCTCTAGTTATCACAGAGACAAGTAATGTTACGCCCGAATCACTAGAGAGTAAACAATCTGTAGTGATTCCTATTGAGACTCTTGGTGGTGATGTAGGTGATGCCCTTAAGCTCGAATTTGAGAAGCGTGGTACTCAACCTGTAATCACTACAAAGGATCATCTCAAGGATACCCCGGGCGCAATGGTTGTAACCTTGGATGCAAACGCAACGCAAGAAATTCTATCCCCGAGTGTGGTTAGTTTGATTGCAAATGTGTTTGGGTCTACGATTCCGGGATCAGCACCATGGATGCAGCTACTTGTTGTGGTTCTACCCTTCCTGTCTAGTAGATTCCGCAAACACACCGTTACAGCAGCCAAGCGTGTAATTCCCGGTGTTGAAGGGCCTAACCATGATGGTAAGATTCCCAACTTGGATGACTTGCGTGAAGCTCTCATTGACTTGAGCAAGGCTGTCACACTAGCTCCCAAGGAATCTGGTGATGTGATTACTCAACAAAAATCACAGCAAATCAACGGCTAATTTAAGTTAGAAAGACTATTATGGATGAGAGGCTAATACCCTCTCATCTTTTTTTATGCACAAAGAAATACTTAACGATACATATTCAATTGATTTTTGGAAATCACAACAAGGATTTCCGGGGCTAAACAGACCACTACGAATCGCTGTGGCACTACCAAACAAAGGTGGTTGTGCTTATTACCGTGCGATAGTTCCATATGCCAAATTAGCACAGCTATACCCAAATGTAGTTGAAGTTAGATTTACTGAAAACATATTGGGATTGAATGAGGAAGCTGCCAAGAAGGGTGTGTTCTCTTGGATTACTGATTGGCAGTGGGATGATATGGATTGGTCTGATGTCGTGATGACCAACAACATATCCAACTATGGTGGGCAGTATACTGCTCGCATATGTGGCAAGGCAAAAGAACGGGGCAAGGTATTCCATTATGACACGGATGACTTGCTTACTCAGTTGTATAAGGGGCACAGACTAGAATCCGTTTATGAAAACGGATTGTCCGATCTTACTAAGTTTATATACAACAATAGTGATATTGTTACAGTTACTCAGCGTAAGTTCCAAGATAGAATTAAAGAGTATATGGGTAGTGGCATCTTGGCTGTAGTCAAGAATGCTATTGATTACACTTTACCCTGTTGGAATTCTCCAAGATCTGTAGTGCCAAAAGACAGATTTGTTAGAGTTGGCTGGGCAGGAGGCATTCACCATGAGGAGGATGTCAAAGAGTTCGCGGGAGTTCCTAATCTCGTTAACCAAAGAGCAGGAAAAGAAAAAGTTCGTTGGGACTTTTATGGTAAGCCTCCAGTAGACCCAAACACAGGCCCTGATTGGCAACAAGATGTATGGAAGAACTACGAGCGTATAATCATGATGGGTCTAAAGGGTAGTCGCAACTACACTATCAATCCTGCTATGCCTACAGACCAATATGGTGTAATGTATAGCCATATGGAGATGGCTATAGCACCTTTGCAGATGAACGAATTTAACGACTCCAAGTCTGAGATCAAGGTTGCAGAGGCAGGCAGATATTGTGTTCCCCTGATTGCATCTAATGTTGGGTGCTATGATGAAACTATAATAAATGGTAAGACAGGATTCTTAATTCCTCACGATGCTCCAAAGAGTGAGTGGGTATCTACACTGGCTAAGGTGATCAAGGATCGTGATCTACGAATTGAAATGGGTAAAAACCTAAATCAAGTCACTGAACAGTACTTTGATCTTAACAAGGTCGTACACCATAGACTAACCATGTACAAGAAATTTTATGACTGGAAAAACTCAACCAAAATTTAGTATTATAGTACCTCACTACGATAAGTCTATATCAGATGAATCGTTTATTCAAGGTATGACTAGTTTAAAAAATCAAACTTTTAAAGATTTTGAGGTTTTATTATATCATGACGGTCCAACAAGCCGACGAATTCCTGATATAAATATAACCAATCTAAAAATAAAGATAACTGAAAAAAGATACAACAACTGGGGGCACTCTCTTCGTGACATGGGTATTCGAGAAGCATCTGGAGATTATATAATTCACTTTAATCCAGATAACATCTTGTATCCATACGCACTACAAATTATTCACGAAAAAACGGAAGAGGTGATTCCATTTCAGCCAACTAATGAGATTGTAATCTTTCCTATTTTGATGAAAGGAATGCAATGCAATGGTAAGGTTGTATGGAGAGAAAAGCAAAATGCAGATCATAAAGACATGATTTTTACAGGTTACCCAACCATAAAGTATAATATTGACTGCATGCAGTTAGTTATGAAAAAAAGCACTTGGTTGTATCATAATGGATGGTCTGATAAAACAGAGGAATCTGATGGTAATATGTATCCTTTGTTTGTTAGAATGTATGGGGCACGGTATTGTAGCAAAATTTTAGGAGAACACAAATGAAATCATTACATGAAATAGGTATGGCTTGCAACACAGATAAAGCGTATGATCATAATTTTTGTAATTTTTATGATTATCATCTATCTTCTCTACGAGATCAGCCTTTGAAAATACTAGAAATAGGGATATGGAAAGGAGAATCTCTACGAATGTGGAAAGAGTATTTTCCTAATGCAAAAATACATGCAATAGATATAAACCCAGCATTCTTATTTCAAGAAGATAGAATCAGTACTTATTTAGTTGATCAAGGAAATATAGAGCAACTAACTAAATTTAAGAATGAGCATGGTCCATTTGACATTGTAATTGATGATGGATCTCACTTTACTTACCATCAATTTATTAGCTATTCTCTATTTAGTGAAACCCTCATATTTATTTGGGAGGATTTACATACATCTAGAATGCCACATTACCTGACTGCAAAAAACTCTACTGATGAATACCCTCTTGATGTAGCGAAAAGATTGTGTGCATCGGAACCTAACTGCTATCTGTTTGATAGAGATGGTGATGAAGCACATGTTACTTTTATAAAAATTAATAACACTAATCTAAAAAAAACATATAGTGATACAGCAGTTTTAATGTCAACATATAATCGAGTTGATTTAACTAAAAAAACAATTGACAATATTTGTAATTCCGCAGGGACAGATTTTGATTTATACTTGATTGATGATAATTCATCGGATGAGACTAAAAATTATTTATCATCATTACAACCTTTTAATTTTTGTAAGTCCATAAATATTAAGTATAATACAGAAAATTTAGGGAAGGCAAAAAATCTTAACTACTGGCTTAAGCATGTGTACAATTTAGATTACTCCCATTATTGTGTAATGGATAATGATGTGCTTCTTCCAAAAAATTGGTTAGTTAAAACAACAAGTACCGTAAAAAATAATAGTGAAGTTGGCATCTGTTCAGTCCTAGTAGAAACTGATCTAATTACTAAGTATAAAGATAGGTTTGTTTTTACATCCAAGTACATAGATTCTAACTTAATGGGCGGTCCTTGTATGGTTTGGGGGACAGATGTAAAAGATAAAATAGGTTTATTCTGTGAAGATTATGGAAAATATGGTCATGAAGATGCAGACTTCACTTTTAGATGTCAATTACTAGGAAAAAAGACGGTGTATATACATGATTTTGGGGAACACACGGGGGAAGACAATACACCAGAAATGCATAAAACCATATATAGAATAGAAAAAACAAAACTTTTTGAAAGTTCTAAGGGCCTATTATTTGATAACATCTTTAAGTACAATAATGGAATAAAGTCAATTTTAATAAAATAAAAAATCATGAGTAATCCTTATAATCCACATAAAATAGTTCATCATCAAGACAAGATAAATGAGATGCGCTCTGGGGGTCAACCAGTTCCTCTTCAGGTTCAATTAATTATATCTGATTTGTGTAATCATAATTGTTCATTCTGTGCATACAGAATGGAAAATTACACATCTAATCAGTTGTTTGGGGAAAAAGATGCAGAGACTGGCATGATAAACAATAACCCCAATAGAATGATTCCATTTTCTAAATGTATGGAAATTTTAGATGATTGTAGTAAGATGGGAGTCAAAGCTATCCAGTACACTGGGGGAGGTGAACCAACAGTCCATCCGAAGCACAAGGAACTATTTCAAAAAACTATTGATCTAGGTTTGGATTTAGCTCTTGTAACTAATGGAACTAGAATGCTTGATGGAGTTCCTGAAATCTTGGCTCAAGGTTCTTGGGTAAGGTTTTCTATGGATGCTGCTACAAAAGAGACATACTCGGCCATTAGAGAAGTCCCCATCCATTACTTCGATAAAGCAATTGAGAACATTAAAAAAGTAGTCTCTGCCAAAAAAAATAATCCCAATAGTAAACTTATAATTGGTGTGGGTTTTGTTGTAACAAAAGAAAACCACAAAGAGATTTATGATGCAGTAAAACTTTTTTCATCTCTTGGAGTAGACAATGTACGCATAAGCGCAGTGTTCACCCCTGATGATTTTGAATACCATAGAGAAATCTATCCAGTTGCACGAGAACTTGCTGTTAAAGCAAAACAAGATTTTAGTACTAACAAGTTTACTGTCTTTAATTTGTTTGGTGATCGTGTTCAAGATCTAATTGATGAACGGCCTGAATACGAGTATTGTGGGTATATGCATCTAAACACTTACATTGGTGGAGATCAAAATGTATACACTTGCTGTAACAATGCCTACAATAAATTAGGATTGATGGGGTCTATCAAAAATCAATCGTTCAAAGATTTTTGGTTTTCTGATGAGAAAGTCAAGAATTACTTAAAGTTTAAAGCATCTTCGTGTGAAAGATGTATGTTTAATAATAAAAATAGATTCATAAATTATATGTTAGAAAAAAACCCATTACATGTGAACTTTATATGATAAATTATTTAATTAATAAGGCGTTATACGGTGAGGGAGATAGTGATCAACATTTATTAGTGTTATTTTCATTAGTTGTAGCGTCTCGATCAAAAAATATTTTAGAATTAGGTGTAAGAAATGGCGACAGTACTATGCCATTATTAATGGGAGCCAAGGCTACTGGAGGCATTTTAAACTCTGTTGATATAACTAATACAACATTTTCTCCAAATGAAGATTACAAATCACATTGGAATTTTCATCAAATGAACGCTATAGATTATTTAAAATCTGTAAATCAAAAATTAGATTTCGTTTTTATTGATGATTGGCACGATGGTCTTCATGTTTTTAATGAAATCAATTTAATTGAACCTTGGGCTACAAAAGAAACAATTATTGTTTTGCATGATACTATGCATACTTTTAGACATCCTAACTACAATAATGATCCCGGGGATCCTGTTTATTTTAGTAATTATGGTCCTTATGGAGCTTTGTTAAAATTAGATAGACAAAAATGGGAATATGCCACATTACCGTATAATCACGGATTAACCTTACTCAGAAAATATGAATGATAAAATATCAAGAACAGTTGATTCTGTTTTCTGGGATGCTAAACATCAAGAAAGTAGTAATTTTTGGCTAACAGGATCTGATTTAGAAGAAATAAAACGATGGCACTCTATTAGCGATTCTTTATTAAGAGAAAAAGATGTTTTAGAAATTGGTGTTGGTCTTGGTAACTGTACAGCAGAATTGTCACAAATAGCAAAAAATCTTTATGCTAGTGATATATCTGAAGTTGCACTAACCAAAATAAATCATCTTGTAAAAAAGACTATTAATACAAAACAATTAAAATCATTGCCATCAGTGGATGTTGCTATAGCACATTTAGTATTTCAACATAATACGAATGAAGAAATTTGTAGAATTATAAATGATGTTAATTTAAAACGAGACACAGGTATATTTTTTTTCCAATTTGCAGAATATCCTAATCCAATTTCTGATCCAATAAATAGTTTTATAGAGCAAAAAAACCATTTTTTTAGGTCTAGATTAGAAATTGAGGATATTGTACAAAAAACTAATAAAAAAATAATAAATATTAGTTCTCCACATTATTTTGGTCATCCTTGGTATTTAAATTGGTATTTTGTTCAAGTTAATCAACCATGAGCAATAAAATTTCAATTGTAATGGCTCACTACAATAGATTCCCTCTATTATACAATACATTATGTAGTATATACAAAAAACATGGGCACAACGACATTCAGACAGTTGTAGTTGATGATGGGTCTACACTATTAGAGGGTAAGGAAAAAATATTTGAATTTCCCATAACTTATGTGCAGTTACCTCAAAATAAATGGTATGTAAACCCATCTATCCCTTACAATGTAGGAATAGAATATTCAGAAAATGATATTGTAATAATTCAAAATCCTGAGTGTTACCATTTTGATGATGTTATATCTCATACATTATCAAACTTAAATGATAGTGACTACTTTGCATATTCTTGTTACTCCTTACCAGAGAAAAAATCTTGTTATGATATAAAAACTGCACAAGATTTTCAACAGAGATCAGCGCATCATGACGGTGATGACGGTTGGTACGCGCACAGTAAATATAGACCAGTACACTATCACTTTTGTGCCTCTACAAAAAGAAGCAATTTAAAAAAGATAGATAATTTTTCTAGGGAATACGCATACGGGATTGGATATGATGATAATGACCTTGTTTATAAATTAACTAAAGCTAAGTTAAATTTAAAATTAATTGATAATGTGTCTGTTTTACACCAATTTCACTATTTTGGAAATAAAACATCGGCACAGAGGGAAGAACTTTGTCGAAAAAATGAAAATATCTATTTTAACAAAATCAGGGGCCTATAGTGATCTATATAACTTTGGGACCGTCATAGTTCAACCCTGAATAGGGTAGGGTAGGAAGAGGGGGATCGTGCGCTCTTCCTACCTTTTTTTATTTTAATAGAACTATCATGTTGGCATGAACTTTAATCAATACCAACAAGAAGCTAAGAAGTTTGCAATTTACAGAGATCGAATCCTTTACCCCACTCTTGGCCTAGCATCAGAGGCAGGAGAGGTTTGTGGGAAAGTCAAGAAGGTAATGAGGGATTCGCAAGGATTCTTTTCCCCTGAAGATAAAGAAAAGATTAGATCGGAGCTAGGTGATGTACTTTGGTATGTTGCAGCTATCTGCTCAGATCTAGACCTAGACATGACTACAGTAGCTTCAGACAACATCATAAAGCTACAGGACAGGATGAGCCGTAATAAAATCCAAGGGTCTGGGGATAATCGTTGAATTTTTACCTCTGTCAGTTCTATAATGGATGACCATGAGAAACTGCACAGAGAATGATGTAAGAGTCAAAAACCCCAAGGATGGTTTTAAGGCCGATTACGAAGGTAGTCGGTCTGCTGCTATTGAGATCTTTTGTACATCTTGCTTTGGTGGATCTCGATCAGATGCTCGTAACTGTAAGTCCTATGTATGCCCCTTATGGCGTTATAGGCCGGGGTCTGACAAGGCAGAAGCACCTAAAGGTCACATTCCTAGCAAGCAAGAGTATGATACTATGATTGCCAAGATGGAAGCGTCTGATGGTCGTGTTGCACAGGGCAAGCGTCTCGCTGAAATGCGTAAAAATAAAAATGCCTGATATGCAAGATTCCCTGTGCAGATTTCTTCGTATTGCGAAGAAAGAAAGTCTTAAGTCTCATGCACCCTACAAGTTAGGGTGTGTGATTGTACAAAAGCGCAAGATCATTGGTAGAGGATTTAACCTTTACCGTACTGATCCCCAGATGGGTGTAGGATATCATCAGTACTATCATGCAGAGACAAAGGCATTGAAGGATGCACTCTCAAAAGGTTATGATGTTGAGGGTGCAACAGCGTACATCTATCGTGAAGGAGGACTTCTTGCTAAACCCTGTGCTAATTGTCAAAGGGTACTCAAGAGTTTTGGCATCACGAAGTTTGTGTATACACAAGGAATAAACTATGAATCAAATGGACATTCTCAAGAAGCTCAACAGCGCAGGATTGCTGTCTGAGCGTGAAGTTAATCTAGGGTATGTTGATAGTGGCAGCTATGCCTTGAACAAAGTCATATCTGGAAAGTATAACGGAGGATGGCCTATTGGTCATATCTCTGAGATCATGGGAGACTCGTCTACGGGTAAAACTCTATTCTTGACGCACGCATTTGCATCAGCGCAGAAGAATGGTTGGTTTACCGCAATGTACGACAATGAGTTCTCATACAATGCATCTTTCGCTAAGTCAATGGGTGTAGATCCTGCGAAGCTAATCTACGATGATCCAGAGACTGTACCTGAGTGCTTTAGCCGTATGGAGATTCTAATTGAAGAAATCCGTAAGCACGACAAGAATACACCTATTGTCATTGGGTTAGATTCTATGGCAGGCCAATCTGATAAAGAAGCAGAAAAGAAGATTGGTGAGTTTGATAACATGGACGGTGCTGTACGAGCCAAGGAGATTGGTCAGTGCTTGCGCCACATTAATCCTATCTTGCGTAAGAACAAGGTAGCACTTATCGTTATCAATCAAGTAAGATCTAAGCCGGGGGTCATGTATGGGGATCCTACGACTCGTTCTGGTGGTGGTAAGTCTTTGGAGTTCTATTGAGGTGTATGCATCCGTACACACTCGAATAAAACTTCAGATGTTCTCCGTGATAGCAAGGACAACCCTCTAGGCATCAAGGGTAAACTTAAGAATACCAAGAATAAGGTTACAACTCCATTCCAAGAGTGCGAGTTTGAGTTGTACTTTAACCAAGGGCTTACACGGTACTGTGGCCTAGAGCAGGTCGTGCTGGACTGTGGCTTGATTGAAAAGAATGGTGGTTGGTATACTGAGAAGTCCACAGGAAATAAGTTCCAAGGAGAGGATAAGCTAATGTCTTATATCCAATCTTCGCAAGCAGTTAAGGATTTCTTGGAAAATAACTAAATTTAAGTAGCCGGAATATGCTATTATAAATGAGCCAAATCCGGCTAACAACCATGAATGAAAAGGATCTAAAAACTATGATTAACCAAGCCTTTGACAATGCTTTTGGGTCGCCTCAAGAATCTACCCAAATGCAATCGTCCTCACAGCTATATACTGATGTAGAGGACTACCGCCAGAAGACAGGCAAACGCTTCCGTATGACCAAAGCAGAGATGATCCAGTATGGAAAAACTGAAGAAGGTCGTCAGCAAGCGTTTAATGCTCGTCAACAAGCGGGAACACTCTGATACCATCAGTCGCTCTTTTGAAAGGGGTCTAGGCTAAAATCTAGACCCCTTCGTTTTTTAGGAGGTTACAATGTTTAGAGATCCAATACTCATAGAAGAAGAAACAGGGTTATACATCACACAGGGGCAGCTTCAATTCTTTTTGAATCGCCCTAATGGTGATAGTAAATTTGAACATAATGTTCCAGAGTATCAAGACTGGGATATCATGTGCAAAATATATAACTTGGTCTATGATATGTCAGAGACGGATCCTAAACTAGGACACATTTATTGGGATCATATGGAAGAGTGTGTAGCATTCTATTTCCCAAGAGATGGTGTCATCCACAATAAAATAAAAGAGTACGGGATCGAATTAGACTTTGAAGACAGAGATGATGAAAACTCTAATTAATTTATTCAAGTGGGGAGTCTATTACATACTGGACTGGATTTCCCGTGCAGGAAATATCATACTTAAACTAGTTGGGTATGATTCAGATATGGAATTGGATCTTGGATTGAACTGGCTTGTATGGTTAGAAGCTCGTCGTGTAAAACGAGACATACAAAACAGTCAAACTCGGAGGCTGAATAAACAAAAGGAGGCAGAAGAGAAGATACAATTCGCAAAGGAAGATTTAGATGGGCAGAACATTCAGAACCAACAATGAGGATAGTTTTAAATTTCGTAACAAAAAGAAAGCAGTTGAAGCTCGTAAGAAACAACGCCAAATAAAAAGACACAAACAAAATGAAGAAATCAGAAACGAACGCAACATCGGAGAATTCCTTACAGACAACTTTGAACGATTTGGACGCGATCAGAATGTTAAATAATCCATTCTGGAACACTCCCGTAGATTTCAAAGTAACTACCTTTGATAGCTTTTTGGGTGTAAGCATGAAAGTATACGAAGATCAGCTTATGTTATGGGCTGAAGATATGGGAGATAGATATGGTAACAAACTATAAACTAAAGAAGTCTCCTGTTGAACCTAACAGGATTCGCAAAGTTGTTAAGCAGTTGATGCAAGACTCTACGGATGACCGTAAACTTGCATTGGATGCTTATACTAAGTTCAAACGGGATGCCGATGATGAAGCTCTCGATATGCAACTTAGAACAAACGCACAAAAGTTGATGGTTGAGTCACTAAAGTTAGCTCAGTCATCTAAGGTTTCTGTAGCAAAACTAATGGATCTACTGGTCAAGTACGAAATCCATAATGCTACAGTTAAGGATGGAACTGGAGAGTCAAAGAAGGAAGAAGTAGACTTTTTCGAGGAAGACTGATGACATCGGGAATCGACAACTACAGAATTGTACTAGAGCCTATCCGCAAGGTAGTCTTCATCAAGTGTTTAACCACAGATCAGGACACCGAGCTATTTAATAAGATAGCTACAGGGATCAGTAAGAAGACCAAGCAATTCTCAATCAAATCTTATCAGCATAAACTCCTAACAGAGTTCGTTGTAGATTATGCGGACTTGCTTGCTATTCTCAGCCCTGATGAGGAGCCTGTAGTTATCTCTTCATTGTATAACTCAGTTGTCGAGTTATATCCACATTACAAGTTAGAAAATGTTTGCTTAAATCTAAATCTACTAAACCACATAAGAGCTAGAGTCAGCACACTAAAGTCAGAACTAGATTTTGATAAATTAGATTTGCTGGAGGAGGAAGCTAGCGCACCTACAGGAGTTGATTCTGATATGGAGATTGGTAGGATCTTGGCTACTGAACTAGATAAGACAAGGAAATTCCTCAAGAAGAAGATCATAGGGCAGGATCAAGCCATTGATGTGGTCATGGAGACTCTGGAGCTTCATACTGCTAACATGGCTGATCACTCTGCTCTTTTGTTCGTTGGGCCTACAGGTGTGGGCAAGACAGAGCTTGCAAAACTGTTAGCTCAAAGATATGGGAATAAGTTCTTCAAGGTAGACTGTGGTACTTTAAGTGACAAGCACGAAAAGTCAAGCCTCACAGGATCACCCCCCGGATACATTGGATCAAATGAAAAGAGTCTTTTATATGAAAAGTCAAAGGAGGGTAATCGTTGGGTTATCTGCTTTGACGAGATTGAAAAGACTTCAGATAAAATGTATGATGCCCTTATGAACTTGATGGATGAGGGCACGATCATGGACTCACAAGGTCATACTTGTGATTTCAAAAAGTCGATCTTTATCTTCACATCAAACTTGGGCATGAAGGATATCCGGCGTGACAAGGATATAGGTTTTGCACAGAAGAATAAGACTTTCGATGAGCAGAGATACAAGATAACTGATGCAATAGAGGGTCACTTTAAACCCGAATTTATCAACCGTATAGACGATATAATTATCTTTAATTCTCTAACCAAGGAGAATGTACGGGAGATAGCAGCATTGGAATTAAAGAACCTCCCTGTAACCAAAAACAAGGATATCCTAGACTATATTGTGGATAATGGGTATTCTGAGAAGTACGGAGCAAGAAATATAAAGAGGTTTATCCGTAAGAATATAGCCAAGAAGATTGCTCAAACAATTATTTCTGGGAAAGTGCCTGACAAGAGTAAATACTATAAGATAGATGTGATTGACGGAAACCCAATCATAACTAACGCTATTGATTTTAAACTTAAATCTAAGGAAGTCAAGGAATGAACCCTTATCAAAGAATATATGATCTTTTAAGTGAAGAGAAGCCTGTAAGCCCTTTTTGGGCAAAGGTAAGACAAGCCGCAATGGGTCCAACGGGTGAGGGGCCAAAACCAAATCCAAACTTAGGTCGTCCCAAAGATCCTAAATTAAAGAAAAAAGAAATAAAAGCTGGTAGAAGACCGTCATGAGTTTATATCAAAGAATACATGATCTTCTTTTGGAAGCTAACAAGAAGCCCTTACCTAAGAATTTAGCAAAAAGACAAAGAGCTAAATTAGCTGCACAAGGTAAACTTCCTCATAGAAAAGGATCTCCTCCACCTCATGAAGGGGAACCTTATGATATAGAAGATCATGCTAGATTACATTTTGGGGATAAATAACTTTTAATCTTTCCTAATAGTCAAAAGACACCATTTTGTTACCGTCAACAAAATGGTGTCTTTTTTTTGTTGTCACCATTAAAAAAGTCAAAGGTCATGCTATTATGGTAGACCGAACACGCGCTCGTAGCTCAGTTGGTTAGAGCAGAGTTCTTATAAAGCTAAGGTCGATGGTTCAAATCCATCCGAGCGCACCAATCAGGTAGGAAGAGTCAAACCGTAAGGCTGACTGACAGAACTCACTTCCTACCACTTCTTTCACAACATGGCCTAGTAGACCAATGGCAGAGTCAACAGACTTAAAATCTGTCAAGTGTGAGTTCGAGTCTCACCTAGGCTACCAATACACGGCTCCATAGCTCAACAGGATAGAGCAACGGTTTTCTAAACCGTAGGTTGCAAGTTCAAGTCTTGCTGGAGCTACCAAACATTCCCCGATAGCTCAATGGTAGAGCATCTGACTGTTAATCAGAGGGTTGTAGGATCGTGCCCTACTCGGGGAGCCATGTGAGTATCGTATAAAGGCATTACCTTAGCCTTCCAAGCTAATGATAAGAGTTCGAATCTCTTTACTCACTCCATACACGAGTTCGTAGCTCAGTCGGAAGAGCAACTGGCTTTTAACCAGTAGGTCGAGGGTTCGAACCCCTCCGAACTCACCAGAAAGATATCATGCAGAAGAAACATAAATACTCATTCAAAATCTACAATGGTAGAATTAAAGTATGTATTGATGGATATGTAGCATTTACATTCAACCAGTTAGATTTCAAAGGATACTATGCTTACAAGGATGATACAGACTTGTATGGCCTTGACATCTATCTTATGAATGATAAGGGAGGAGCAACAACCATGGAGATTTACTTTAAAACTAAAGAGAAC